AACCTGTAAGAGTAACTACGTTAGCAGTTGCAGCAAATGCCTTAACTACAAGTGAGTTTGTTAGTAAGAGTCCAGGAGATACAAGAACTAATCCTGTACCTTCAGCGCCAATGTTAATCTCAATGTTGCCATCTGGAGCAGCAGCCTCTCCCCATTCAAGGGTAAGTTTTACTACTGATGCTGATGAGTTATGTGCGTATAACCAAATCTCATCAAGGGCTGTTGCGTGTGCTGTATGAATAGTTGTTCCTGCTGTAGCAGTTTGAACAACCTTGATGGCTTTACCATCTGTTGAACCACTAAGTTTTAGTTTTGTAAATGTTGCCATTGTATTTTCCTTATCCGAATATTTGTGCGGCTAGTATTGGTTGGTCATCGTCTGCTGGTGGTACTGTTACTGTTCCCCAAGACGCTGAAGAACCATCGGTTGTTAAGTACTTTCCTGAGTTACCAGTTTGGCTAGGTAGAGCATCTACGGATGCCCACTCAAGTCCTGTTGCAGTTGCTGAGTTAGCCTTTAGGTAATATCCATTAGTACCAACAGTTAGTTTGCCAGGTGTATCTGCAGCAGTTGCTACTAGTATATCTCCCTTAGCATCAAAGAGTGCTTTGTCAATAGCAGTCGCTAAGTCAAAGGCTGTAAAGGTAATAATCTCTAATATATCTCCAGCAGTTAGTGCAGCCAAAGATGCAATGCTTGTTCCGTTAGATGCTGTGTAATCTGTACCACGAACTAATAGAACACCATTTAGATATACTTGCTCTTTGCCAGCGATATAGGAAAGTGTTATGCCATTGTCGTCAAGACCAGACTCAGATGTTTCTCCGCCAGCAGCGGTATACTTATAACGGAAGATTGCTGCAGTTGAGGATATTGAACCCCAAGCAGAACCATTCCAGGCAAACATAGTATCGGTTACTGAGTTCCAATATAAAGCACCTTCAATTAATGCATCACCATCATTGTCTACAGATGGAGCAGATGACTTAGCACCTAGGTATCTATCATCAAAGTTATCATAAGTTGTGGCAGCAGCAGCAGCGGAGGCTGCAGCAGCAGTAGCAGAACCAGCAACCGTGTCTACGTAGACCTTAGTTGCAGCGTCAGCATTGCTCGTAGGAGTTCCTAGTCCAGTTACTTTAAAGTTATTGGCATCTAGGTTACCTAGTAATTGACCAGTAGTTCTATTTAGATATGTACCTGAAAGGCTAATAGCACCAGTGTTACCATCAACAGATAGAACTGCATCTGTCGGGGTTAATAGTTCTTGCCAGTTACCTAATGTGGTAGCAGGAGATGCTGTAAGGATAAATGATTTGTTAACATCTGTACGAACTGCAACATCACCAACCTGTGCGGTAAGTGCAAGCATTGCAGCCTGTGAAACAACTACTGATGTTTCGGTAATTGCTAATGCAGGTAATTGATTAGTAGGAATTAATCCAGAACCATCTAGAGATGCGATACCACTTACTGCACCCTTTTGAGTTGTAATGTAATTAAGAGTTACTGCATCTTGAGCATTAGTTGGGTCAGCAAGTCCTGTAATCTTCTGAGCATTTAATGGTACGGCAGCAGTAGGCGCAGCCATCTGGTCTAAACGAGATGTACGTACCTGTGTATCAAAGTCTGAGATAGTTGAGGCTGTCTGTGTACCTGTATGGTTAGCACGGGCTAGTGGGTCAGTTGCTAACTTGCTAAGTGCAATAGCAGCACTAGCATTAATATCAGCATTGACGATAGTTCCATCTACTAAGTCAGCAGAAGTAATAGAACTGTTAAGGCTTAATTTACCATAAGTAATACCAGCAGATGCATTAACATCTGCGTTAACAATTGTGCCAGTACCAATAGAGGTAACTAGGTTGACTGCGCCAGTACCATCAAAGGATACGGCTGATGCTTCTACATCTCCAGTTAGTTGGAAGTTACGGGCTGTCTGTAAAGCAGTTGCAGTAGCAGCATTACCTGTTGCACTACCTGCAGTACCAGATACGTTACCTGTTACGTTACCTGTTAAGTTAGCAGTAATAGTACCTGCAGAAAAGTTACCTGAGGCATCACGGGCTACGATAGCCGAGTTAGTATTGGCAGATGTAGCAGTAGTAGCAGAGTTAGATACCTTGCTAGCAGTTGAGATAGTGGCTAATTTAGTATCTGCAATAGCAGCACTTGCGTTGATGTCAGCATTAACAATGGTACCATCAAGAATCATACCGCTTGTTACTGTGCCTGTATCTGTAGTCTTGACTAGGTTAGCAAGAGTAATTCCGTGTGCGGTTGTAGTATTTCTAATATGAGCATCAGCATCACGGAAGTCACGGCCAATAGCCATGTGACGAACCGCAGCACCAGCAGAGTGGGCTATAGCACTAGAAGAGTCTACGTTTCTTTGAATAGTTAATGTGTTATTGCCAGGAGCACTAGGGCTAATAACCTCTACAATTTCTTCAAGCGCTGTATCTGGATCAATAACCACTACAAATGTTTCACCAACGGCAGGTGTAATTGAAGCAAGAAGACCAGAGGCGTTGACTACTGTCATTGTAGAAGCACTATTATTAAGTGCTGCTGCTAATGTAGTTTCTTGTGATATGGATGAATATAGTCTAGTTGACATTAGTACCTCGTATAGTGGATTTTAGTTGGGTAGACATCTCGGAGTTTTTCTGACTCTTCTGTTAATCTTTGTTGGAACAGAGCGAGTAAGAATCTAGCGGTTGAAGCACCAGAACCATATTGGATCTTGGTATCTGTTTGATCTGCCTCAGCAGAGGTGTAAGTTAATCTGCCTGGATCAATGAATGATGCTAGGCGATAAGCAGCACCGTACAGGATTACATCTTTGCAAGATGAAGGTAATCCAGTCACAGTTTCAAAAACTGCATTGGATGCAGACGCAGTTAATGGAGTTGGCTTCTTAGTATAGAATATTTGAATTGTACGGCCAGGTGTTATTGCATCGTATACAGACATGCTTTGTCCTGTTGTAAATACTGTGGTATTTGCCATTGGGTCTTGACGCCATGACTTAACAGGTAACCACTCATTAGAGGGACCAGTCACTGACCAAGTTACTGACAGAATAGTCTCTACATCGGCAGGTACTTGGTAGGAAGTTTTAGTGGCTACTAATGTAAATGTAGTGCTTCCCACAGCAAATAATTTAGGAAAGACTGCATCAATAGTATCGTTGATAGCCTTCTTTACAACTGATTTAGGAAACGACGGCGCAACAGTAACTTTCGTGTCAGCAGTATGAGCAGCAGCAGTAGTACCATTGTAACCACGGCCATACGGAGGAACTGTCGCAGTACTCGAAACACGGTCATAAGTATCAATCCAAATCAATTCGTCATTTATCTCAATTAAACCTTTGCCAATGTTAGAAACACTTGCGAGGTTAAGCGTTGTACTCGATGTAGTAATATTACCAGTTAGGTGAGTGGTTCTATCTTGACGTAATGTATAACCTGATAGGTTAAGTAATACGTCATCTACAAGATCGGCATAGGTAGTTGTCATTAAGAGGATATCCTTCTAAGGGCTTCTGTTGCTTCTAAGTCACTTGTTGAAGCAAGTAAATTACAAACACCATTGATGTCTAAAAATGTTATTGGATTTGTCTTGCCAGCCTTACGATTTAGGGCACCCTGTAAACTTTCACCAGTTGTACCTGACCATACGTTGGCTGCTTCTTGATCGCCTCTCCATGCTAAAATAGCAGGATAAGTGCCACCATTAGCAAGACGATTTAGTTCAGCGCTAAATGTAGAACCTAGAGTTCCAATTGCCATTGTATTCCTTACTTACCACGTAGGGCTGGGATTAGTCCCTTTTTCTTAAATGTTTCTCTGAACTTCTTTGCCTCAGGAGATTTCAATACTCCAGCGACTCCAGATTTCTTAAAACTTGTATCTTTCTTAGCCTTAGGCTTTGAAGCACTAGGAGCATTGTACTTGAAGTTAGATGAAGTAGCCTTCATAACTCCTTGACCACGTTCTCCAGCACGGAACTCATTTGCTCTAACATTCTTAGTGCTAGGGTTTCCTGCACCATATGTAAAGTTAGAACTTGTACGTGTGTTAGCAGGTCCTTTGAATACTACGCCAGTAGGCTTGTAAGTCTTATTTTGTGCACTACGGCTTGTGTAATTAGTTCTAGACTTTTTCATAGCCCTAATGTCGCTTTCAAGTATAGCCGCTTGAACACGCATAATTGCTCTGTCAACGTCTAAATCAGATGCTTCTTTCATTGTTTTCCTCGCTATTTCTTTTTAGTGGATTTTCTTGCTACTGCAGCATTATCTACAAGATTAGGGTAAGGTCTACCTGCGGCCTTTGCCCTTGCTTTAGCAGCGCTTTTTTGGGCTGGTGTTAATGTCTTAGAAGTTTTTTTAGGGTTCTTCTTATCCCAAAATTGTTTTTTCATCGGCATGTACAATCCCAAGCCCGTAAGGACTTGTTTATTCTAGAGTTTGGATTATTCGCAGTTTTAGCAGAAGTCAGTTTGGACTTCATACCACACATACGACTGCAAAAAGATTTACGTCTTGCTGCAGATTTAGGTGATCTCTTAGCCTCAGCCCTTTTAACAGGAGGCTTCAGGTTCATGCCCTGTGCCTTAGCAGAAGCCCTTCCTCTGGCGTTTAAACCGCCTTTAGGATTCTTTCCCGCTTTCCTCTGCCACGCTGGTGTCGTTGCCATTTTTCTTACTCCCAAATATTGCGTTATAGTAATGAACATCAAATGAGAATCTCTTCATATGCGGAGCCAAGGCTCCTGTATGGCACCATAGTGGAATCTTTACTTGGTGACATATAGCAAAGAAGTAAATATCTTCTCCTACGAAACTATCAGCCTTGCCCTGTTCGGCAAATAAGCGAATGTCTCCCTTATCATCTCTAATCTTTTTAACAACACTTCTGTGCATTAAGATTAATCCCATACCCGCTGCATCAACTTGAATTAGTTGATCCTTTGGCATAGGGTGAATTCTCTTAGAAAATACTCTGCCATCTTCATTTGCAAACTTGAAGATAGTAGGCATTGGAATCATAAGAGGTTCCTCAGGATTATCTGAGGTAAAATAAACTCCAGTAATCATAGGCTTGGACCATTTGTCCTTAACATTCCAAAGTTTCATAAATATCTCTGGATTAATTACTACATCTGAATCTACCCACAGTAGCCACTCTGATTTATTAGAGTCATACCAATGGTTTATTAACCGATCACGCTGTCTAGCGATCTGATTACCACCACTACGGATGGTTGATTCAAACTTAATACCTGATTGAAGTAACACATCGGTTACCCCAAGCATAAACATTCCGTCTACGTTGCCGTTGTCACACCAGGCTAGAGATACGGTTTCCTGTTTTTGTTTCATTTATTATTTCCCCTGTTTTCATGTCCTTACGAAGTTTGACGCTTCCGTCTTTTCGCATAATAATAATCATACCATCCTTGATTAGAGACTTGTTAAATCCATCATGTCTCTTACGCTGTCCCGATGACATTACTTTTTCTTAGGTGTCTTGTTAATGTACTTTCCACCCTTAAGTTGGTCAGAACGAGTACCTTTTTTACCTTTAGTAACTGCAGCACCAACTTCTTTTATTTGACGCTTTAGATTCCATCTAGCACGAGTATCATTATCTACAAGAGTCTGTAATTGTTTAGATCCAGGTTGAGCACCTTGACCTCTTTGGAAGCCAGCCTTTTGGTCAGTCCAGAAAGCAGTATTAACATCACGAACTTCTCTAGCAACTGTTCCTACACGACCTGCAATAGATGATAGGAAGTTTGGATTCTGACGTGACTTATCACTACCAGATGAACGAGACATATTTGCCATTATTTTTTCTTTCTACGAGTTACAACTATTTTACCATTCTTTTCAGATACTTTCATACCTGCAGATTCGGTCTGTCTTTTAAGTTGATTATACTTTTGAGCAACAGTTAGTTTTGCCTTAGGCATTACTTCTTCTTACCCATTTTCTTCATAACAGCCTTCTTCATAACCATTTTCTTGCCAGTCTTCTTAGCATCTTTTTTGGCCATGGCCATACCCTTAGCGGTGTATGCGTATTCTTTTTTTCCTACTTTTGGCATTAGATTATTCCTCTTCCTGGTTCATCGGCTTTGAATGCTTTGCCGAAGTGATTTGATGCAGCAACTGCTGCTTGGATATCTTTTAACTTTGTGGAAGCAGGTTGAATACCTTGTGCTCTCGCATTACGGTAAGCCTGTAGTTCCCCATCCCACTTCTTAGTTGACATCGAGGTGCGTGTAGAAGCCTCACCAGGACTCAATTGTAAAGCGGAAATCTTGCAACCAAAACATCCTTCAACTTCTACTGGATGTGTTCTCTGTCTATGTAATGACATATATCCCCTGTTATACGGTTTCTGTTGTTACAGTATACCCTGCTGCTTCTAATGACGCTTTTTCAGCAAGAGTAACTTCATACTTACTTCCACCTAGATAGTAGGCTTCTGCTGCATTTAGTTCATCAATGTAAGGATATCTAGCCTGACGATAAACGCCGTTCTCTTTAATAACACTTATGCCACGTCGTAACTTATATCTGATGTGTAACTTGTTATATCCCGCTGGACCCTCTTCAATATAAGGTGTCTCAAAGTAATACTTTGTTGTTGGCATTTGTCTCCTTAAATAAGTTTACAGATAGGGCTAAAGTTTCCCTTAGCCCCACCTATCTAATTACTTAGACTAGGCTGCTGGACGAACTGCTGATGCAGTTTGTACACGCCATAGGGCATCTGAACGGTATAGGTTCCATCCAAGTACGCCGTACCATCCGATTGGACGTAGACGCATTAACTTGTCTGTAACTGGACCGATAACTGTATGTGGCTCTTCAGCAACAGCCTCAGCAAGTGCCTGTTGACCCATGATGAATGTGTCGTAGACGCGAGTCTGAGTTGTGCCTGAACCAGCACCAGCCTGTGAGTTAGGTAGACGTGGAGACTCGATGAAAGCAACGCCTTCAAAAGTTCCAATCTCGCCTGCGTAAATTCCTGCTGGATTTACGTACTCTGCAGGTTGACGCCATGCAGCGGTTCCAGTCTCAGCACGAAGATCGTGTGAAACTTCTGGGTGGATGTATGAAGCAAATAGGTTTCCACGACGTGGAACTACGTTTGCTGCACGCATCTTCGCTACTACGTAGCGGATATCTTTCGCCTTGATTGTATCAGTTGCAGATACACCAGTTACAGCAGCAGTTGAAATTGCTCCTGCGATCTCACGGATTACTTGAGTTCCGCCAGCAAGAACGCCGCGAACTACTATATCTAGAGAATCATTCATGTTGAATGCAACGATATTAGCAAGTGCTGGCTCTACATCAGCAAGGCTGAATAGGTCCAACTTGCGAGTTGAAATGATTGAGTTACCGTACTCATTTAGAGTAACAGCAACAGATGTTGTAGCAGGTACTGCTACTGCATCTACGTCACTGGTTTCAGTTAGTGTAGATGTCTTAACTGCCAAGTCGTTGTAAACTTGGAACAGTACGCTTGAACCAGCGTGGGTTTGTGATACGGGCTTCTTATCAGCCACAGCACGGAATGACGGTACGGAACGAAGAGCGAACTCTACGAGACGGTCATACGCCTGGGTTACAAGATTAGCACCGACCACTGTGCCTGATTGCCCTGAAGGCAAGGCGGCAGCGGTAAATAATGACATTTAGTCATATCCTTTCGGTTGGTTTGAAATTACTACGATTTTGAACCGTAGATTAGGTTTAGAATATCTTCGGCAGATTCAGCGGATTGAATTCTTATGCTCATATCCTCTGCTTTGTCGGGGGATAAAGCCCCAGTTGTTACATTATCCATTTGTCGCAGAGATGCGACATCCTTAGAATCTATCTCTTTCTTTGGTTGTAGTTGAATACCGAATACATCAGCATTCTGCTCTAACCAACCTGAGATCGCTTCCTCAGAAGCATCTAAGTCATTTGGTATGAATGTGGCAACCTTTGGGTTTACGCCACGGGATGCAAATACATCCTTCAAAACCCGCTCTCTTTGGGACTTGGTGAGTTCTCCTAGGGAGGACTCCAGTTCCTTGCTTCGTCTTTGCTCCACCTTTAAGGCTTTGCGTAGTTTCTTTACAAGGTCTGTATCAGAATCAAATGTTGTCGTATCGACATCATCTTCCTCTTCATTTTCATCCCAGTAGTTTTCGCGGTTGTTGCTCATAGCAACCTCTCCCTTTTCTTAGTAGTTGGCGTACGCCTCAATATAGATAGGGGCATTTATATTGGCTCGTACTATCGGTCTAATACGCCGCATGGGGCCGATGGATCCATGTCGGGATTCTAGTTAGATTGCTCCTAATGTACTTCCAGTACTTAGGCTTTGAGAAGTCGTTCCTGCTGATCCTTGGAAACTTCTAGCAGCCAATTCAGCAAGTCTCTTACGTCGTTCTGATTCAAGTCCTTTAAACTGTTCTGCTTCAAGTTCTGTTTGAATACTCTGCTTGCTAGCACCTTCAGCACGTTCAAAAATACCAGAGTACTTAGTCATAGGCTCTAATGTTCCTGCAATGTTTTCATAACCCTTAGAGGCTAATGCAGTTACTTGTGCTTCACTAAGTCCTTGTGCAGTTAAAGCAGCACCATATTGCTCGGCAGTTGTTTTATCAAATGCAACTCCTACGGCAGGGTTGGCTCTACGAACTGCCTCTATTGCAAATGCTGCTGTATTAATATTCTGTTGCATCTTTTCAGTACCAACATTTGCATCCATATAGAAATCTGTAAGATCTTCTTTGGCATTGATATATCCAAGTTTTTGCAAAGTGTCAGTAACTGCAGGATCTGCAGAAATAGCCTTTAGACGGGCAGTATTAGCAAGCATATCTAAATCAGCAACACTTCGTCTATTCTTTAAATATTTTTGGATATAATCTTGGCTTACAAATTTATCACTAACCCCGTATTTATCCCTTACGCCCTTATATCCCTCAACAGTGTTAAACAATTCAGATGCACTATATTTAGCATTATCTGCTAAAGCATCGTTATAAAAACCATATGATGAGTAGAATGGAGAGTTTAATACAGTTCCTTTTTTGGTTGTATAACTCTTAGTGTTTAAATAGATATCAATAGCAGAATCTGCATCTATGCCATCTTTTAATAAATCAGTTAGGAATGTAACAGAACTATCTACTAGGCTAGAAGGAAATCCTCTACCAAGAAGCATAGCCTTAATAACCTGTACATCGGTAGTACCTACTACAGTCTCTTCTTCTTGACCATAGGAAGGATTTGGCTCAAAACCAGTAGAACCATCACTATAGATTAAATCATATCCGATTACTTTACCTTTTGAATCATACTTGGCTATACGACTAACTAATGTCTTAGTTGTAGTTTCAGTTTTTCCAGGCACATAACCAGTTGCAGTTCTAGTAGTTCCAATTGGAATTGGTCCAACAAATTGGTTAGAAGGTACTGCTGGTACAAATGCATTAGGTATTGCTTTTCCAGTAGATTTTGTACTAGACTTTGGAGTTACTACAGGAGCAGACTTGGCTGCTGCAATAGATGCAGGGCTACCATAAAGATTAATAGTTTGTGTTGGTGCCGTAGGTTTAGCGGTAACTCTATCTTCACGCTGATTTGCAGTTGTAGGTTTCTTAGGAGTTGCCATTATCTACCTAATTCCTTGGCTAGTTTTTCGGCTAGAGCAGTACCTCTTTGAATAGCCATAGGGCTAGTGGCAAAACGAGGATCACTCATTACCAGGTTGTCTAATACTAGATAGTTCAAAGCGCTGACAATTAATTTATCATCAGCGGCAACATTACGACCAAAGGTTTTCATGAGACCATCTTGCATTGGCTTGACATAAGTCATAACATCGTCACCACCAATAAGGTTATTTTGAATACCTAGGAATTTAGTAGAAGCAATTCTTCTCTGTTGACCAAAGTATTGATTTAATATTTCGCTTGCAACTTTGTCATCTGAGGCACTAAGAACATTCTTGATAACTCCAGCAACTGCAGGTAGGTCTGGTTCAGTTAATAGGTTATTTTTATGTACACCAACGATTTGGTCATACAGCGACTTAGCCTGACCGCCGAGACCATCACTTGTAGCAACATCAAAGTTCTTAACAAGGTAGTTGGCAAGGAACTGTTGTTGTTCCTCTTTGGTAAATCCTTCATCAAAAGTAGTAGTCTTTGTACTAGTGACATCACCCTTGGTGGTCATAGTAGTTACGCTCTTGGCTTGTTGTTTCTTAGCCTCAATATTGCGTAGGTTCTTAAATTCAGTTATTACATTTTCAGGTGGAAATTCTCCATAAGCCTGGAAGTATGCATTAGATAGTTGAGACTTAGCATCTGTATCATCTAGTAACTTAATAGAGGTAGCAATACTCTTGCTAAACTTAACAGTATTTACGCTCTTAGTAGAGTATAGTTCTTTAAGGGTATCAAGGAATGGGACGCCATTTTGAAGGGATATTCTAGATACTTCTTGTAGAGCCTTAGTATCATCGTTTCCGATGATTCCTCTAGGAGTAGTATCCTTAGATAAACCAGTTCCACGTAGTAATGCTTGGATGTAATCTAACTTGTTAATGAATCCAGGTACTGGACTTTCTTCATTTCGCCAGTCTCTTATGTACTTTCCTATAGCAAAAGAGTAGGCAGCAGGATTAGCGTAAACTTGTGACTTTAACTCAAATGAACCTTCTTCTTGTACTTGAGCAAGTCTAGCGGAGTCCGCTAAGTACTGTGGTCCTTGATTAATTGGCAACTTATTCCTCAACCTTCAGTTTTGAAGCAAACACCCCGTAATACATACGAGCAAATGCTGGGTTATTAATCATTAATTGGGTTGCTAAAAGATCTAACTTTTTAGCCTGTTCTTTAGCAAACCAGAATCCTGCACCCATTTGAGGAGTAGCAGTAGTTCTAACTTCTTGAAGATACTTCTCTAAATCTTTATATTCTGCATAGAATTGAGCAGTTTCTTTATAGATAGGAGATTCTTGGAATGATGGCTCTGCTAATGCTTTACCAACATTTGCTATCTTCTCTTCTGCCGAACCAATATCAACTGCCATAACAGGAGCATTTCCACCAAATTGGTCATTTAGTTTTATTACTTCCTGAGTATACCAAACATCGCTATAACCCATGGCTGCTTGTTCTTCAGATATCTGAGACTTAGCCATTTGGTAAACAATGTTTTCAGCGTATTGTTCTAACTCTTCAGGGCGTAGAGTACGACGACGGCCTGTAGCCTTCTGCCAGTTATAGTAGGCAGTTGCTGCTTCTCCACCAGGGAAGAAGTAAGGAACGATGTCTCCAGCCTTTGTAGCGTACTTATCTGCAACATCTGGATTCTTGTTCAAGAACGACCAAGCATCTCCAGTACCACGAACACTTCGTGTGGAACCAGCAAGAACTGCTAATAGGTTCTTAATGCCAAATGTATCAGAGAATTCACCAACAGCAGCAAAGTAATCACCAGGATGTTTTTTACTTATCTGGTCATAAGCGCTGTATAAGAAACTTTGAGTTCTTAAAGCACCGTTCTTGTCCTTAGCGAACACCTCTTGAGAAGGAGTTGCAGGAGCAATTGATTGGAAGAATGCAGTAAATAAACCTGTCCAACGAGACAAGCCACGAGCATCATTAAATATTTGATTACGTTCAGCATCATTTGCTAATGGATTTTCTCCATACTTACCAGTAGATGCTAGATACGAAGCCCAGTCTTTTACACCACGCTCTACTTGAGTATCATTGTTGATAGCAAGGAAGAATGATTTTTTAAGCCATGCTGGAAGTAATAAATCATCAATACCACTTGGCTCACCAAACGGGAATATGATCTGACGCATAGCATCCCACTCAGGACCAAATGCTTTAGACTTACCACTTGCTGCATAAATTATCTGCCCCATAGGACCAATGCCAGGAATTGCTGGATTGACTGCACCAAAGACCAAGTTTAATGACTGAACAGGTGCAGTAATTTGTAGCGCCTGTGCTGTATCAAGATTCTTACCAGCCATAGCACCAATAATGCTACCTGCTAATGGGTAACGGAAACGAGTCTCACCAAATTCATCTTTGTAGAAGAAGCCTTGGTTCTCATCATATTTAGTTCCAGTTAAATCATAGATCGCACTAGAGCCTGGTTGAGTTAATGCATTGTAAGCACGGCCTAGTTTATAGAACTGTACAGGATTATCCTTTAGGAGTTGACTCCACTTGTACATAGTATTGAACTGTGCCTGTGCGAATGGGAATATAATTCTCATTGCATTAGCATATTGGCGTTGCTTAGATGCATCGTAGAATAAATCTTTAGTATACTTAGACGCTTGTTTAGCAGCCATAGAGTTCATTGTCTCTAGATCAATTCCATCAGTAACTGACTTACCCTTTTTACGGGCGGCAATTTCTTTGTTAATAGCACGTAGTGATGGATGACGGCGAATGCTTATGCTTTTTCCATTTACAGTTAAAGGTGCCAACGACTTCTGGGCATTAACTAATAAAGATTTTAAAGCAGAGTCATTAATCATACCTACATAACGGCCTACATGGTCCCAGTATGACATGCGGAACTCAGGAGAAAAGTTAACTACGTTTTCTACCTTAGTAGAAATATCAAAGAATTTATCTACTGCCTCAAGTAAAAACTTTCCTTCAAGTTGACCAAATCTTTTATCACGTACATGGATAACTGTAGAACCAGTCATATCTTCTCTAGGAAAATTACGGGCTATAAGGGTCTTAAATGCACCGTCTTCGTCAGCAAAGTCATTAATGTTTCCAGCCTTCTTGTAAGAAGGAATCTCAATTTTCTTACCATTTACAATAACTTGACCATCAGCAAGAAGTCTACGCATATCTACTGATTTAGCGCCAGTTCCAATTACGTTATTAACATAACGTGCTACAGAGCCTGTAGACTCAGCATCAAATAGGTAAGTCTTTACGTTTTCTGCAATTATATTATCAGGAGAAAGATTATATTTTCCGTTTACTTTCTTTTGGTCTCTTAAGAATAGAGTAGCAAAGTCACCTGATGTAACACCGTTTCTGCCGCCATTTACTAAATCTTCTAATATGCCAGCAAACTTCTCGCCTTTACCTTCAACTAAAAGACGAACTAAATCATCTTCTGGACCACCAGCATAGTTAGCAACTAATGGTATAAGTCTATCAGAGTAAGCACGGATTAAAGTATTAGATAAACCAACGTGGTATTTATCACTTTCAATACCAATTGCTTCATAAATTTTACCTACGAATGCAAATCTTGGATCACCTGAGTTATGATTTCTAGCAAGAAAGTTAAAGTGTTCTTCCACGGCCTCAGAAATTGATGCATTTATTTCTGCATCTTTGCCTACAAGTTTATTACCGTTGACATCATTACCGTATTTAGACATCTTACCAAGTAATTGTCTAACCTTACCGCCATCTTGACTACCAGCAATCATTGCTATATAACCTAGTGGATGATTAAATAATGAATCATGCCCAGAAAAATATTGACGGAACTGCATTTCACCAATGTTACGCATGATATATGCAACACGGAATGCTAGTTGAGCAGTTCTCCAATTATCGCCAATTACAGCATTAAAGTTATCTAAAGCATTTTTAGCACCATATTTAATTTTATTATCATTATATTTGCTTATAAGTTTCTTAATATCTCTAGTATCAGGTAATCTAATTACATCATCTAGGAATTGATATTCAAATATAGCCTGGTCACCAGCAAACGTATGGGTAGTTAATTGTCCATTTATGAATACTCCATCAAGAGATGGAAGTTCACCTTTTGCTAGTTTCTCAGCAACATATTGTTTGATAATAGCATTTTCTCTGCCAGTAGCACGGAATGCATCACGTACTGCGCTAGCAAGTTCTTCATCGTTAGGTGCAAGTTTATTTGCTATTGCGACCTGAGCATTTTCAATTTCTTGAAATACAATACCAGAGCGTTCTCTTACGGAAGGTGCAGCAGCAATTCTATTAATTGTAGTTGATATGATCTCATCTGAAATACCAGCAGAAGACATCCAGTCTTCCATACCATTTACAAGTCTATCAATATCATCAAGAGGTAACACTACAGATTGGGTAAAGTAACGACCAAACCCTTTTTCAATTTTTTCCACCTGAGTAATTGCTTTAGTAGCAATAGATGGAACAACTTTAAATACAGGACTATTGGCTAACTTTGCTGCTTCTCCCCTAAGGGCTAAAGATCGGAATACCTTTGGATCAGATGTAGGTGCTGCTAAGTGCTTTAAGAATATAGATATTACATCATCACTTGTAGTTGCAGTAACCAATTCCTTGGTCATCTCAGCATCTAATTTACGGCCAAATAATCTATGTAAGCGAGAGAAGTCTGTCTCTTTTGCTACAACCTCTGCCACTTGAGCAAAGCGTTTTCCTAGCAAGTAGGTAGCAGCCTTATTTAAATCACCTTTTACTCCGCCACCAAATCCATCAACTAGCCCAACTTCAGATCTATAGAACTCTTTTAGATACTGAGTATCTGCAATGTCCATTTCAAGACCCATAAGTTTGGCAATACCAATGTTCTCAGGATCATTTAGTATCTGAGCAACTAACTCTGGATCTTGTGCAGCATAGTCACGTAATACTTCAATTTCTTTTAACTTACCATCAACGCCAGCACGTGCTGCTTTGGCACTTTCTAAAGCGGCGTTTGCCTCTAAAATTTCATCTTGAGCACTCTTAATAGATTCAACTAGTTTAGCACCTAGTTTAGTACCCATGGCTGCATCACCAGTTAATGATGTAATAGTGTCAGTAACACCTACTCTGCGTGCTCCGACCTTTTCACCATTCTTAATTACAACTCCACCCATACCACCATTGATAGCACGGACGTTACTATAAGCATCTGCTACCCAACTATTTTCAATAGCGTTAGATACAGTTATTATTAATTCTTCATTTTTACTTGCAAGCGCTCTAGCCATAAGAGTAGCAACACTCTCGGCTCCAGCATTAGAAAGAATATCATCCATAGATGCTTTAGGACCAAGTTTACCCTCAGCACCTTTTGTAACATAAGCATTTAACGATTTTCTTAAATCATCACTAATCTCAGGATTACGAAGTTCACCTTGTAATTCATCCCAGAAATTAGCACGTCTAGCAGACTCTTCAATTATCTCGTCTTGAGTTGCGCCTTTATAGGTCTTAGATATGTCATATACATCTAGAGGCTCTTTACTTGAACCAGTAAGAATGTACTCTTTGTCCGTATATGCACCGAATTGTAACTTTCCAGGTTTAGGAAGGTCTTCAGTAAAGATACCAACGAATGCTTCGCCTGTGTTAATTTGATCTGCTTCTAATTGAGCAATAGAATCAATAACACCTTGTGGTTTCTTTGCAGCAAGTTCAGCAGTTACGAAATCGCCAATACTTCCATCTGCAATAGCAGCGACAACCTCTGGGTCACCCTCTACTCTTGTACCACGAGAGAATCCAACAGTTAATGCTTTCTCTAATTTCTTAATTATAGCATTACTCTTAGACTGTTGAGTCTTAGTTAATTCTCTTTCAGCCCTCATGTAAGAGTTATCTAAAGTACGACGTACTTTCTTTTCACTACCTACACGTTCTTTAATTAATTGTTTTTCTTGCTTACTTAAATTCTTAATATCTGCTGCTTTTGCAGCATCCACTTCATCAAGAACTGCTTGAGCAGCAGTCTTGGCTTTCTGTAATTCTTTACCACCTTGGATAATTTTAGTTACAGAACCAGGGCCAACCCATAGAGTTGGATCTGTACCGACAGCAAGTACGCCATCAACGATACCTGACATTACACGATAAGGAGTACTGTTTGGATCAGCACCTAAAACATTCATAGATGCACGGCCTATAGTAAATGATTTACCATTTACACGTCCATAAGCGGACATAGCCTTAGCCTGTGCAGCGCCTACCTTGCTCTCAGGAGCAACGAAGAATCCAGAACCAGTATCAATTGGACCTTTACCAGTAACTGCACCAGCAGTTGCACGTAGAAGTTGTCCTAAATTAGTTTCTTCTCCGTAAAGTTCACTTAGAGAAACATTACTAATTAACTGTCCTGTACTAATCTCGCCTTTAGCCTTAGCATAGATATTTCTACCTACGTTAGAGATGTACTGATAAGGTGATTGTATTGTAGCAAATCCAGCACGAGTAACACCTTTTAAAACGCTATAAACGCCTTGTCTAAAACCTTTATTCTTTTCAGCCTCACTCTTAATGCTATCAACGTTAATTAAGTCTTGCTTTAACTGATTGATACCATCGTTTGCTGATAGTTTTTCAATACCTTTAGATGTTGAATTTAAACCAATCTTAGCAGCACTAAGAAGGTAGTCTTTACTTTGATTAGGAAACTTCGCTAAAAGCGAATTATAATTTTGTATTACGGCAGGGTCAAGACCAGATAATTGTTGATCTACAAGAGTAGATAAATTACCTGTTCGTGTATCTGTATCAAATAAACTTGTATATTTATACTTGTTCCAAGAAGATACCAGAGGATCTACTATTGACATTAACGACCTTCTTGAAGGAATGACTCTAATAATCTGCGGTTCATAGGAGTTGGATCCATCATGAACATAGCACGGGCTAGAATAGCGTTGTTGTCAGGTCCATCAACAGGACCAGGTAATTCTTCAGGTTGACGTCCAGGAGTATTTCCAGGAGCACCATCAGTAATAGGGCCTGGGTTCTCATTCATCTGATCTAATGAAGACATACGTATGCTTGAAGCAATAGTTCTAGGATTAGGAGTAGCACCAACTACAGACTGAGGCATTTCAGTTGAAGCACCTGATGCTAAGTCTTGTAATTGACTAGCCTGGCTATAAGTTCCGCCTGTAGCGTTCTGAATCTTTGCATCTCTTTGTAATTTTTTTACACGTTCAGTCACTTTGTTGGAGTTATTCAAATCAACACGTTTGGCATCTGCGCCAACTCCGCTTATAACTTCTCTCACCATAATATCTCCTATTTAGTAAACTGTGTTTTTACATTAACTGGTCCACCGCACCAGATGTTATATTGAATTGCAACATTAACTGCTTTTTTAGCGGCAGATGACGCTTTAGCGTGGGTCTTAGTTTCATTATCCATTACTGCTAGAGCACCAAGTGCTATGGAACCACCAGAACCTATACCGTATAAACCTTTATCATCACGCATATACCCATAATCATCACTAACTTGGTATATTTTTCCATTAAAACAAATTAAAGCATCCCAACCAGCATCTTCATCTTTGTTATTCTTAGGATTTGGGTCATATCCTGCTTCTGTGAGTACTTGTCTTATAGAGGGAAGTACTCTAATCATCATAAAACGATCAGGTTCTTGAGTTTTAATTACTTTAGGTGGCTGCCAAACGTTGTAAAGTACATCACCAGCGGTTGCATCACCTGCAACTGCTACTAAATACTCACCAACTTTAACTATCTTGTCGCATCCCTTGGCTACATAAGGTTTATCTGTATACGTAGTCATAGAGTCTGCTGCTAAAACAGCCCAACCTTTACCTTGAATCCCTACAATTGCAGTCATTGTCCCCTACTTACCTAAGTTATCTTTGTAAACCTGCCAATATACTCATCAAATCTGGTGCACCTTGTTGTGGGGTTCCACCAGAAGCGGATCCAGGAGTGGCTGGGGACAGGGGAGCCTGCTCTACTGGGGCTTGTGAACCTGGTGGAACCGTTCCTGCCTGCGCTTGTGCCATGGCCTGTTCCTGCGGAGTAGGTGCAGGAGGCGTGAATACGGCTAGCGCAGCATTCTCTATGCTCTCCCCGTTGCGTGTACGTGAGATCACGTCAGCAATATTCTTAATCATAGGTGATGGGTCTTGCCCTTGGGCCGCCATAGCAGGAATTGCTTGCGCAGTTGCTGTGATAGCAGCGGTCAAGTTAGAACGCATCTTTTCAATTTCAATTCGTTGTTCTTCCAAAGTAACGTTAACGGACCAAGGAAGTTCTCTACGAATGAAATCTTTAGATACTAGTTCAGCACCGAGTGCTTGAAGTGAGAAAATTAGAGCGCGAGATGGGTCAAGACCAGCCATCAATCCATAGCGTACTTCAATTGAAGAGTCGCCCTTGATGTCTTTGCTTGGTATGTACTTTAACTCGTACGGAGTACCCTGTGCGACACCTCTAACTGATTTCTCTGTGTCAAATACTATTTGGTCAACTTCAAAGCAAGTCTTTAATACTTCTTCAAAAGTTTCCGCTAGTATAGTTTGTCCAGCCTTGATTTGTGAATCAAAGGCACCTAGTAGAGCCTGAACACCTTGACCAGTGATAACACTAGCGTCAATAGTTCCAGATCTACCTTCAGGATAACGAGCACCTAAGCGCATTTCTGACTGAAGTGCCGCTTGCTCCTGAAAAGCAGCGTTTGGTATATCGAGTCTAACTCGACCAACGGATTGCGGTTGGGATGTGCGAATAATCGCATCAGGTCCCATAGGCAAATCTATTACATCGTTAGGAACAACTATAGGGGCTTGAATAGCCTTCTCTGCTGCTTCCATACCTAGATTAGCAAAACGTGCTCTTGCTAACTGTACATATAAAACGTCATCAAACTGTCCACGTGGTTCTTCATCAATACCAGGTTTGCGAGCAATAAATGTAAGCATCTTGCCTACTGGGTTCTTTGCTGCGTTTAATACTAAGTTACCACGGCTAGGTACGTATAGAATGATATCGTTCTTATCAGAATAGCGAATCATTTCTACAACAGAGTTAGTATTTTGATTATAACCTAGTTGACCAAGTATCTCACCAGAATACTCAGGGTATTCATTTGCTAACTCTCCAAGAGTTTTCATATAGCGTTTAGCGTATGATATACAACGACCAAACCTATCAAACTCAGGATATGCGCCAATTGGGTCTTCTACTCTAATGCGAGGAAGTTGTGTTTCCCAATCTAACTCAACATGGATAGGTAAAAAGCCATAAGTGAAATACCAATCTGCGCCCCAGTACATTTGTGATTGTAGACGTGATTGGTAAACATAGTTATTAGCAATCATTCCACGCTTATCAGCAAAGGCTCTAGCACGATCTGATGTAGTATTAGTTGTTGAGCAATTAAAAGATGGAAGTGGAGCAAGTACTTCTGCAAGATCACGGGCTGCTACATCTACGAAGTTAGCAACCATCGCTGAGTTCATTCCCTCAGGGAATAGATCAGGGAATACCTCTGTCATCCTACCCTTACGGACTGCAAGGATATCGGACATACGAGCATCTCTAGATGCGTGGCGTAATTTTAGATTATCGACACGTTGAGCGATAGCCTCAATATTAACTGACATTAGTTTCCTATTCGTACGAAGACATCTCGTAGTCGTTTACATTTACAGTAAATCGATTATCGAGTTGTTTGCGAGTTGCCCATCTATTTTTAACATGGGTTTGATTAATATTTCCATTATTTACTATTTCACGGGCTCTTAGTTCACAGAACCATAAAGCCATCACGCAGTCTGTAGGACCACGAGTGTCAGGTTTCCAAGTAATCAATTGCTGTATTAAAGCCTTAATACCTTCAGAGCCTTCCTGAGAAGGAAGTTCTATTAGGTTATTATCTTGATGCAGGTTATTTCGCATAGTGCCAAATAGACCAGACATTGCGGCTACACCAAAAGATGTGTCCCACTTGTTCTTACCTGTGAATTGACTTGAGAATCTAATGCCTCTTGAGGCTAGGTATGAGTTTAGATCTGCGTCTAAGGCGTAAGCCTTCTGATGTGCATTAGTCTCAATTCTTAGTTCTTGAGGATTGTACTTTACGCACCAGTCCTCAATTAACTCTTGTATCTTTGCAGGTGTTGGATCTTTCATATTCTCAACATCTAGTATGTACCGTTTACGTGTCATACGATCTACGGTCATAACTACTGCTGCAGTTCTACCACTCATCGCTGGGTCTAAGCCCATGATGGTGTAATACGAACCTGCTTCTTTAGGATGTCCTGGTACCCCTGGTTTTAGAGGGCCCCTCTTACGCATCCCATTGATGGAGCCTTGTATACAGCCAGGTGGAAAGATAGAGTCTTCTTGTATGTCTTGCTGTTGATAAACCAAAGCCCAGGCAGAGGCTGAAACTTCACTTCGGCGCCTAAATAGCGCGGGGCCATTCCATTTTGGGTAGAGCCCATTTTCATCAGGTATTACCTCTTCCTCGGAACCTTCCCATGGTATATGGGACTTAGGCCATAATGTAACCCAGTCTTCAGGGTCATCTGCAAATTCAAGTACTGCTGGCATGTTCATATAGGTAAAGGGTGTCTTACCACTAGACCAATGCTCAGGATTACGTATCTCTCGATAAAGATCATTTGCTGCGATACGTGTTCCTACAATAAGTAACTTACCAGCATCACCAAGACGAGTAATAACTTCTCGCTGTAGCCAGAGTAATTGCTTCTCCCACTCATGAGCGTTGGTAGTAGTCACAACGTCATCAAGGATAATTAGATCTGAACGAGCACCAGTGATCTGACCACCAATACCTAGAGCCTGTACAGTAGGATCTTTTTCGGTAGAGTCACGAGCCACATAGATGCGGTCAGCCTTCCAAGAGTCTGAGTCCTCTTTCCAACCACCAGCGCTTCCATAGATGGCTTGCATCTTGGACCAGCGTTCATGATTGAGGCGCTGCTTGATTGAGTATAGATACTCTTTAGCACGCTCTTGGGTTTTGGAGACAATAGTAATTTTAACATTCGGATTCATAGCGATCCGATATACACAGTAGTTGACTGTGATGACTGTAGACTTAGCATGCTCAGGTGGCACGTTAATCAGTAGGCGCTTAGCAGAGGCTGGTTCATAGACCATCACATCATGCAGCCAAGAAGGTACCCGACCTTCAAGGATATCAATCCAGTTCTGATGGTGGGGGAAGATCGGGCTATCTAGGAACTCCCTTGAGAACTCCTCAAAGCCAATCTTAAACTTAGCATCACCTGAGACAATGGAGAGAGCCTTCTGGCCTTCATCCTTTGCCTTCTCTAGTTCAGTCATGAACTTAGAGTCTTTCTTCCAGTCTTTCAGGACATCTGGTTTTCTGCCAGCCCTGATAATAGCATCTTGAATAGATAGACCTTGCCTTGCAAGATCAATAACTTTAGCCTTAGCCTCACGGAGTGCTATAACGCTATGGTGTTCAACGCCCTCTTTAAACCCCATATATAACCTCCATAAAGATCCCCCTTCGTTCGGCGCCTCTAGGCGCCTCACTACCCCCTAAACGAGGAGCGCAATAAGCGCTCCGAGAAACTCGCTATTTACTTCACGCTCGTTTTACGGTACATATATACTAACCCGTTCAGTAGGGGTAAACCGAACGCACCGTGTTTGAAAGTAGTATAAAATACTGACTTCATATGATCTGAAAAAAATTAG